AGTGGGAATTTCCAGAATCGGGCAGTCCATGACCCTGCCTTTCCCATTCGACCACTCGGTAAAATCTTCCCGTCTCGTATGACTTTTTGTATGACAATTCTATTTTGACCCCCTTAATTTCTGACCAAAACTTCATCCACTGTGTCACTTTGGTTGTACTTATTTTGGGAATGTTCTTCAACTTTTCACAAAGATCTTCCTTGCGCATGACGAAGTAAAAGTCAGGTTTTTCCCTATTTTCTTCCCACAAATCCATGTTTACGGCATTGGTGATTAGCCTCCCATCCGATGTGGTTACCCTTGCATTTTTGACCTGAGCAGGTGCAAAATCAAAGAAATTCATGGCTAACTGGTCATCCATATAGGCCACAAAGTCGGGATGCGTTTGGTTAATCAGGACGCGGATGGCACTATTGCTTGTCAGATGGCTGAGGTTTCTGCGATCGGATGCCAACCAGGTCTTTGCGCAATGAATCATGAAATTGTCGAACCTTGTCCATTCCTTGCCATCCCATCCTGTGAAGAATGCCCTTCCAAATTCGTCTACCGGCTTGTGGCCTGCGTTGAAATGCTTGACCACCGGGAACTCAAACTTCCTGTCGGTTGTGGATTCGTCGCTGTTCCCTACGGCATAATTTGATGTGATGAATATTTTTGGGCTTTGCTCATACGGTATGATGATTTGCTTTTGGTTCTTCTTATTGACCTGTATGGATTCTGTGATGACAGAATACAGTTTATTAAATGCGAAGTTCTTTTCAACGTCATCGATGAAAATGATGTCGGTGTCCAGTTCGACGTTTTGCCACAGGAAGTTATCGGTGAACGTGAAGGACTTCCCGTTCATCCGGCATGTCTTCCTAAACTTCTCAATCATCTTGAATATCAGACCCTTACCACTTCTGCCCATGCTTTCACCCTCATTCTCGGGGTCGATGTCTTCCATCAGAATGACGGCCTTTGTGATCAGTTCGTCCTTGTGCCGGTTGAGTACATACCCAATGATGGCTTCCAATTTCGCCACGTTGACACCGCCAAGGATGCTGATAAACCTGTGCGCGTCACATTCGCTGAAGTCATGGAACGAATAGTCACGATCAATCACATTGTCCTTCCAGATGTACCCTTTCAGTTCCTTGTACAGGTATTCATCGGTGCTGTTGGCTTTGATGCACACGGCACGGTTGCGGAAGAATAGCCATGTGCTATCTGCATCGTCCCGGATGAAATTGTCATCAAGTTCTTCGAGCATGGCCATGAAGCCACCTTTGTCGGCAAAGATGGTCCCGACACGCTCATGAAAGGTGTCTTTGACTGCCGGTTCAAGGTCTTGCAGGAATTGCTTGACAAGGTCTTTGACCTCCCTTATTGCCACTATATTATTAACCACCTGGACTATCTGCCCCATGTATGTCCGGTACCCAAGCTCCTTGAAATAGTGGTTCAGTTCGGTGTACTTGACATTTATACGGTTGCCATGCTTTGTCCAGAACTGCCCTTCATTCTGAATGTTCTTGCCATATCCTTTTTCGGCAAGTGCGGCCTGTGCCTGCATGAAATTGCCATCGTGGTAATATGTCTTGTAAATGTCGAATGGACCGTATGGCTTGGCTTGATCAAATTCGGAATTGTGTGTGAACAGGTACAGGCAGTTCTTCAGATTGTACCTTTCTGCAGTGTCCTTCCATATGCTGCCGCTTTGTGCTTGCTTCGTCGATGGTGACTTGATGACCACCCTGTCCGGCAAGTCCTTCACCACTTTCCATCCCCGCTCCGTGATCTGCTCAACGATGTAACGCCAGTCATGCTGCTCATTGAAGACCTTGTAAGGTGCGTCATCTCGCTTTTGGTCGTACTTCGGGGCTTCGGATATGTGTACTTCATTGAACGACCTGCAAATGGATATGATGAACCCCCTTTCCTCGGTGGTCAGGTGCGGCATTTCAAGGGGTGACTTTTGTTTGAAATGGTAACCTGGGGTTGGTGCCGTGACGATGTAGTGTTTGTTTATCTCGTCAATGCGCTCAATTTTAGCGGCAGTCTTCCCATTTGCATCGAAGCACTGCGCCAGCACCCCATCCCCGCCTATCGTGTCGGAATAGTAGTAAATGTGCGCCCCTCCGCTTGGCGTGATTGATATGGGCAGACGCTCGTAAAGTTCTGGCCATGCCATTTCCAAGGTCTGCATTACCCTTTCCGTGATGCCTTTTTGGACCTTCTCGTCGATGTCAACCACCTCCATCTTGCCGCGTAACATAATACCCAAACCAACGTCATCACGGTCAAAATAATACCCAATGTTGTGCTTGTTGATTGGCCTTTCACGAAGCATTGACAGCGACTTGACATTTGCAGGGTTCTTCGCTTTGTCAACAGATATGACCTGAAGCCCAGCATTTATCAACTCCTGCGCAGCAATATGGCAAGCCTTGTCAATTACTTCGCCTTCTTCGAGGTAGTCATATATCGTCATTCCAAACGATTTGTGTTGAATGTTCATTTTCCAATGACCAAATGCGTTCAATAATCAAATCGAACGAAAGTGGTTCATTTTGTAAGCGACTTGAATTGACATAGACAATCAGCATACCTTTTTTATCATACATCATGTGTATCAATTTGGCAAAATCGGATTCATATGAATACAATGTCCTGTATGCACGTTGCAATCGTTTAATTCGCCAGTAATCATACTCAGGATGCCATAATACATCTGAATGTAAAAACATTGGGTAATTGTACCTTGCCATAAAAAATAAATATGCCCTAAACGACCGGGGGGATACAGCACCTTTCGATGCTCCCGGCCATTTAGGGCAGTAAAAATTTTACATCAGACGGTATCCCTACGTCTGGTCACTACAAATGTAACAACAAACAAAGCATTTCAGCATGCAACAGGTAGTATTTTGACGTGTATTCTTTCAATGTGCGTAAAGTTGATAACTTCTTATCAGATAACCTCCAAAATAGCCTTCTGGCTCTTGTGGATGATCTTCATTGCCATGGAAATGGCACGGATCCTGTCTTCCAAAAATGTATCATACACATCCGGTTCCACTTCGCACATGGTCGTAATAACGGTCAACTGGTTTTCAATCAAGTCGGTGTACAGGTAGTCGGTACCTTCTTCCGACATCTCGATATCCGTGACCTTTTCGCCGCTCATAGAATTTGACCTTGATGGATTCGGTAATTCTTTACGTGGAAATCATCGCCATTCCGCTGCGCTATGGCAAAGCCTTGGGACCATTTGTTGAGCTTCGCGTAGTCCGGATGCAGGTCACACAAGCAACCCACCGACCAAGTTGTGGTGATCTTTCCGTGCATGTCCGTTTCGGTATGCTCGCTCACTTGATGGGCATGCCCTTGCAGACTGCTGACCTTTGACTTCAGAAACAGGCCGCGAGCGACATTTACGGATTGGAAGATGCCGCTTGCGTACTCGTGTCCATGGATGATGGACAAATGTCCAAACCGAACAATGCGCTTGTCCTTGATGATACGCACCCCCGGCATGCGTCTTGTTATGACTGCCTCCAAACTAAATTCAGGCACCCCAATTATTTCCGCTGCCTTCATGTACAGGAAATGGTCATACCGTTCTTCGTGGTTCCCCAATTTGTAGTACACAGGCACCGGCAGATGCTCTTGCATTGACTTATAGAACGCTTCCAACATCTCAAGTTCATCAGCCACACTGCGGGCCTTCGGGTCACGGACGAATCGGGAAAGTCCGTAGAAATCAAGGATGTCACCATTTAGTAGTACGGCCTCGATCTCCTGCTCTTGCACGTAGTCAAAGATGGCCGTTAGTGCGTCCACATCATGGTAAGGGATGTGGATGTCCGACATGATCAAGATTTTGCTTTCTTCAATCACGTACGGGTCAAACTGCTTGATGTCGCTTTCCGGAAGGTTGTACGGATTGCGCGGTCTGTCTGGTGTCTTCGGGTATGTCCTTTCAGTCCTTGTTCTTGGGCTTTTACCTTCGATGTACCTCAAGGATTTACGCGCTGCCTCCACGTCCTTAAAAAGTAATTTGTTCTCGGAGTACATGATGCGGGCAAGTTTCAACGAAGGCATTTCATCCCCGTAAATCGCCCTGTACTTCTTGGCAAGGTCTGCTTTTAGCATAGGTGTATGAATCCAACAAGATTTAAGCCTGGGCCATTCGTCCATGCGTACCTGCGCCGCTTCCGCGCCACCTCAATCCCTTCCCTGCCACCGGCATCATTTGTGTTCCCCTCGATAGTGGTTAGCCACCCTTCTTTCACTTCTTCCACAACACCGATATGCCCTTTCCATCCCTGCCCCAATCGCCATACGATTAGGCTACCGACCTTGGGTACCTTGCTCACCTTGAACAGGCTTGACCCGCTGAAATTGGCGTAGGTGGCCGTGCATGATGGTTGGAACAACCTTGCGAATGCTTTGAGCTTATCGGCATCCCCGGCAAAGGCTTCGGTGGCCACCAGCTCGGTGAAGTAGCAGCACCATGAATGACCTGTCTGCCATCCAACAGACTTCATCTTGGCTTCGAATGCTGGGTCAATCCACCCCCGGTTCCCAGATTTTTCCGTCTGCCCAAGGTATTTTCTCGCTATTTCGACTATCTTTTGTGGGTTCATCCAGTGCGTTTAAGATACCATAAAGGTACAAGTCATCGACGTATCGGACCACATGGACCTTAATGCCCTGCATCCGCAATTCCTTGTGCCTCACGTCCTGCAATGGTGTCGGCTTCAGCCCTGGCCGCTTCACTTCTATGTACATGGTCTTGCCAAGTCTATGACACAAAAGGTCGGGGATGCCGTTTTTATTGGTCTGTATCAGTTTAACGCAGTACCATCCGTACCGTTCCAATTCCTTGATGACCTTGGCTTGTATGCCCTTTTCAAGACTCATTTCGGTACTCCAGTTCGATGATCAGGTCAATGTAGTGCTTTGCCTTCAGCAGGTCCAATTTCCCGCCCTTGCGCCTGTGACGGCATAGGTATTTAATGGCGCAACCCTCCAGGTACGGCACATTGTTGGTATGGATGAACTCGGCAGGTTGGATCTTCATGTCCTTGTAATGGTCACCTCCTTCCTGTACGCTAAATGGATCCGTCTTGATGGCTTTGCCTGCCAATTCCTCCATCTTATTGGTGATTGATTTGAGTAGTGCTATCATATTGATGTGTATTTTTCTAAGGTGTTAAAAGCCCCCCGCGTAGAAACGCAGGGGTTCTGATTGCTTGCCATATGAAACACAGGACGCTGTGCAGGCCCCGCCCCTGCATTCCGACCGATTCAGTCGGTTCTGTCTATGTCCGTCACTTGCGGACTTGAATTAACAGCGTCACCTTCAGGGTACCAATCTCGCATTCACTGATCGACGTTGCCGGCCGCCACATCCGTCTCGCCGTTAGGCTCGACATCAGTTGTTATACTGGTAATCTCCTGACCATCCAATACCAATTCAATGAGCTTTTCGATTTCCAACCTTTGATCGTCGCGCAGCAGAGCCAGCTTTTCGACTATTGCGGATGTCGCAAAGGTATCTACCTCCCATTCAGCGCGTAATCCATCTCTGACCTGATCATGCAATATAGGGGAAGACAGCAGGTCTTTGTATATCCATTCAAGTTTGATCGCGTACTTCTTCCCTATCTGCTCGGCTCTGGTACCTGCCTTGTCCTTGCTGAACGAACGCATGTACTCGTATGCGCAGCGCAGGTGATGAATGAAATCGACAAGTTGGCTTGCAGCGTTCATCACCAAAGATTATCCCATGCCTTCTTAATCGCACCGAACAATTCGTCAACAAGTGGTTGTAACTTCTTCATTTTGATTCTTTTGGGTCTGTGAAACGATGGTCTGTATGCTCACACTTGTAGTTCAGATAGAACATGTTAAGACCAGCCTTGCTGAACAGTGCCATGTCGATCTTGCAGACCTCCACCCGCATCATCCAGACCACACCTTTGGCGGCTTCCTTGATGCCGTCCCATATGCCGGGCTTCTCTGCCGCTTGACTACTCATTACATTGAGTAAAATTGCGCAACATACTGTGTAAAATTTCTTTTTCATGGTTTCATGTATTCTTTTGTAAAGTATGCCAAGGTAAAATCTTTTTTGCTTTTCACAACCTCATAGATCTTATGCTCAATGCCACCATCCGAGAACACCCAGTACACCTTCGCCGGGGCTTCCCTGTCCTTTGTCTGCATCCTTGCCCTTGCCTGCCAGTAGCTGACGGCAGAAAAGTCAATGTTGTACATCACAAGGCAATCCGCTGCTGATAGGTTAATGCCCTCCCTGCCGCTTTGTATCTGGCTCACGTAGATTTTGTCGGGGCCGCTGATGTTGAATAATTCAGGGGTTTCCACTATCCGGTCGGCAAAGGTCCACTGCAAGATTGCCAATTCGGCCGCGAACTTGTAAAAGATTGCAATCTTCTTGCCTTGGAAGATGTCTTTGATGGCGATGGCCTTGGTATGGTCAAAGGAATATCGGTCTATGTCACCGGCTGGTTCGTCAAGGATGACCGTGCCGCTGTACATCTGATGCAGTTTGTTCATCATCTTCACGGCAGTGTCAGCCATCACTATTCCTTCACTGGTCCGAAGCACCTTGTTCTTCCGAAGCATGTCGATGCCCTTGTAGGTGCTATCCTTCATTCTCACCGTAAACACTTCTTCCTCAACCACTGCATCGAACCCCGCCTGTTCCTGCGACCATGTGATGAATAGGTGGCCGCACTCTGCCATGATCTTGTCTTTGTCGGCGTTGGAATAGTCGTTAATCTCCCGGTTGTAGATGTAACGCTTCTCGACCGTGACATATTGTTTGGCCCATGAATAAAAGGTGGCTTCCTGAAATGGGCTGTTCCACGAGACCCAGAACTGATGAAAGATTTGACTGTATGATTCGGGTGTGGGGGTTCCGGACAGTAGGATCAGGTGCCGATGGCCGACTAACTTCCGCAATTGCCGCGTGCGTTCGGAAAGGTGTGGAAACGCACCAAGGCAGTGGGCTTCATCTGCGATCACAAGGTCAAAGGCATCGGCCTGGCTCTTGGTGATTTTGTGCAGGCTTTCGTAATTGATGACATCGAAGGTGTAAGGAAAGGCAAATCGTTCATAATCGGCAGAAATGCTGCTTATTGCCTTCTTTTTCGTGCAGAACAGTACCGACTTTGCCCCTATCTCATAGGCGATTTGCAGGGCCGTCAGGGTCTTCCCCGTGCGCACCTCCATGGCAAGGTAAACGATCCCATAACGGCGGAGGGTATCGACCCCCCGCCTTGCTATGTCGATCTGGTAGTCCCGCAGGGTCAGTTGTTCTCCCACCATGTCATGAATTTATCGGTGGTACCGGATGCCTTGTATTCCTTCCAAAGATTGATGAAGGTGAAAGGAATTTCGCGGGCCAATGCATAATGAAGCCACTTTTCACGCGGCAGCATGTCTGCCCATTCGATCCATGCCTGCGCCTTGTTCAGTGTATCAATGACTTCTGCATGGTCATATGGTCCGTACTTCTGCTGATAACCAATGATGGCATGCAGGGTACCGACCATCAGACCATGCCTATTGCTTGTGATATCATTAAGCTTCGCATACTGCCGGCTCATGTCATCTGCCTTGTCCTTGTAATAATTCAGGAACGGGTTGTCAGTTGTCGATGTCATGTTGTTGGGATTTGATGTTTAAGAACTCAGGGAATGTGTTATCACCGTCTGCATTGAGCCATGCGCTGTAAAAGATGTCAAATTCCTTGTGGTATTTGACCACGTCGATGAATGACGGATGGGTGGGCAGCAGGATGTCGGGGATGGTTGCCATGTACTCGATAAAATGCCTGGACCGTTCGGTGATACCATGGTGCAGCAGCGCACGGATGACGATGTCCTGCCTTCGCTCACGTGCTTCCGATCGTTTAAGGCACTGCTTGAGATGTGCGATTTCAAACGCGCTCATATGACATGCTTTTGATGTGTGAATTGATAGGTGGCCTTCTTGGGCTTTTGCAGCCCATTCTGCGCCTTCCACAGAGTGCGTGTATGCTCGAACAGGTTGGCATCGTCCACGGTGTCCATGACGTCCTTAACGACCATCTGCCACCCTTCGCCCTGTATGTCACCGGGCTTGCCGTTGGTGCGGGTCTTGGCGTTCAACCACAGGATGGCAACATAGTCAACGAAGACCCCCTGTTCCTCCACCAGTCGGCGGTAGGCCGCAAGCTGGAGCCAATAGGACGCGTAGATGGTGTTGGATGTCTTGATGTCCACCAGGTACCTTTTGCCGCCGATCTCCATGATGCGGTCTATGGTCCCGGCATATCCCAAATCGGGATTCACGAAGTTCTGTTCACTCATCAGGATCTTGGGGGTGAAACGGTTGCAGAACTCCACGTACCGTTCAAACATCGCCCATTCGCCCACCTTGTAGCCCAGATGGCCTTCCTCGGTCAGCAGGGACACTACGGCCCCTGCATCATACGCTTCCGTCATGGCATGCACGGTGGACCCCCTGCGCCCGGCTTCATCGCGGATGTTGTCCGCATCCTGGCCCACTGACTTCAGCCACATGTAATAAGACGCTTCTTTGGGGTAGGCCTCAAGGATGGTGGTGACGGATGGCACGAACTGCCCGTCTTCCGTCCAATAGTAACGACCGTCCAAGAAGGTCAGCTGCTTGGTGTTGGTGTTGATGATGTAGTTTGACATGAATTATATTGTTTTATGCTTGCGTGGCGTTGACCAATAAGGGTTTTCATCTTCGGTAGGTGCATTTTTGGGTCTTGCATTTGTAGAATACACAACCTCACCAAAATCAGATGTTATGATTCTATTGTCTTTGCTTAAATAAACCACACTAATCGAAGTTCTTGGCTCACCATCCCATATATGCCAAACCTTTGCGCGAGGTCGCTCTTTTGCAATCTTCTGCAATTCAATAATCAATTTTTCGACTGTCATGATGTGTGTGATTTAATCGTGAAGATAGGTGGCGGGATTGCCACCTATTTATCAGAACGGGGCATCATCTTCCGTTTCAGGCAAGTCGGCACCGAAGGACGGGCCGGCAGTCAGCTTGGGCTTGATTTCGGTGAAAACGTATTTCTCCAGGTACTCCATCATGTCGGAATCGTCCCACTGCTCGATGCCCTTCACCTTCACCTTGCGCAGGGTTGGCATGTCACCGGGGTTATCCTTCGTCCACTTCCACCGTATGGCGTTTTCGCCTTGTACCATGACGATGGATGACCTTTTCTTATCCTTGTCGACCTGTACCCGAGGTATCATCTTGACGGGCTTATTGAGGTCCACATTGGGCAGGGCGCGAAGGAACGAAGATGCATTGCCGCCGCTGTACTGGAATTGCAGGGTGTACTTCTCGGCCGCATCAAGCAGCACGACATTCCAGAACTTGCCGAATTCATTTTCACGGGTCGTGATATCCACGATCAGGCCCATGACGTAGTCATAATGCTCTTCATGCACGACTTTCCCGGTCTTGGTGATGCGCTCCTTGCTTGTGGCGGTCGGCTCCTTGGTTCGACGGACGATCTTGCCGTCTGCGACTGCGAGATAGATTGCTGATGTGTTGCTTCCTAACATGTGCTTAGTTTTTAGATATGGGGTGATTGAGGGTTATGTCTTTTATGCTTTGATGCTCGACTTCAAGGTACCTGCGCAGCTGCATGACGTGCGCGCAGATGACCCATTCGGGTATCAGGCCATGCCAGCGGTCGTAGAACTTGTCGATCAACTTTGCAGCGTCCTTCTTTGTACACATGCCCATTAAATGCTTTGTGAACTGGGCATCATGGTTAAACTGTTCCTCAAGGATGTCGCATGCAAGGCTGTTTTTTTGGGTACTGTACCCGATAATTGCGAAGATGGCAATCAAGATCACTGCGCCGATGATGGGAAGGATGGTTTCCATACTGCAATCGTTTATAATGTTATCAGTTGAACCAGCTGTCAGCGGTGCAAAGGAAAACCATCAGCAGCACCACGGCAATGACGATTAGATCCGACTTCATGATCCAGCGGTCGGTGAATGGAACTTTCATTGGTAATCGTTTAAGGTTTGAGTGAGGTGGTCGTAGAATGCCATGCGCTGCATGTAATAGGCAGACATGATGTTAAATAGATGACTGGAAGCCTTGCCGGTGCGGAAAGCCAAATAAACGGTTTCCCTGCTGCACTTTGCAATTTGACTGATTTCCTTGGCGTCACCCCACTTTCGGAGGTCGCGCCACTTTTGAATGATGTCCTGTTCGATCTGCATGGGGTTTGTGTGTTTATGAATTAGATGCCTCGGTCGAAATTGGGTGCATTGAAGTAGGATGCATCACAAATGATGTTGCGCACGATGTGATTACCCTCGGCGTTATAACCGTCGATGCAGCGCGCTTGGCCGTAGCCGGTCATGCATGATTTCTGTTCGATTGTGGCACTCGACCGGAAGGCATCAATGACGGCTGTCTTGTCAGCACATTCCGGGTAGTAAAGTGTGATCATGGTTTGGGGTTTTGTGTGTTGTTGTGAAAGATTGCGCGTATCTCGTCGCGCCCCGGGAGCTTGTCACTATCTTTCGAGGCAGGTGCGGTAGAAGGCGTCGTAGATGAGCTGCTTCGAAAAGCCGAGCTCGCGGGCGATGGTGGCGAAGTCGGACGGCCTGCGGAGGCGGTTCCAAGCTTCGAGCGTAGCGTCCGGAATCTTTACGGGAATGGTGGGCATGGCTGGTGGTTTATTTGCGTTTGACGGCGATGAACTTGAGCTCCGATTGCTGGCAGCGACGGCGGCCGATTTCGGCAGCCTCGCGGACGTTGTATGCGCTAACAACGAAGGTATAGTAGGTGTCACGGTTGACGTTGCTGGTCTTGGCCTTGGCGAGGATGATATAATTCCGAAGGCGAGGCGTTCTGGTAGTTGTCATGGCGTGTAGTTTGTGAAGGTGAAAGATTGCGCGTATCTCGTCGCGCCACTTTTGAATGATGTCCTGTTCGATCTGCATTGAGTGTGTATTATGCTGTTCAGTTAGAAGTGTACAATGCTACGAGAGCCTCTTTGTATGTGTATCGGTTGCTGCGCTGCAGCGGGCGTACATCGTTGTATTTGTGGTCATAATAGCGGTCAATAGCAGATGCGTTATGCGTCGTGTGTACGACAATTTTGCCGCGCTTCAGCGTTTTTACCCACCAAGTTCCGCATGATACTTTATGTACACTGATGATGCGTGATTCGAGTTGATGCGTGTTCATGATCTTGTGTTTTGTTTGTGATTTGATACATCGAAGATAGCACTTATTACCAATCTACCAAACATTTTCCCGACTTTTTTTTGTACTTTATTACAAAGTATTGGCAATCAATGACAAAAAAATGCCCCGACGTAGAAACGCCAGGGCCTGTACACACATCAACTACCTACTTACCTAACTATCTTGAATGTCATGTATGCTACAATCACGCATATCAGCGCAAACATTGCCCACATGTAGGCTTTGCCGCGCTGTCGTTCACGTTGGTACCTATCGTCAAGGATGGCATTTTGGTCGCGTAAATGTGTGTATTCGGCGCAATCGCTGATTTTGCGAATTATCGTGTCCCGCACATATGCCGTGGTCAGATATTCTCGCCATTTGGTCCGGGTGATGAATACCGTATCATTGACCCATAGTGTGTCCACGTAAATGTTCTCATTCACTATGGTGTCCGTATGGTAGATGGTGTCACCCGGCAGGTACAGCGTGTCGGCACGTGGCGGGTTCCTGCGTAGATACTCGGACACGGCAGCATCAAGCCTTTCCTGTCGCTTCATAGCCCGTTTGATGGGGTCGCACCCTGACAATAGCAAAAGGAATGACGCAGCGATGGCCAGGTACAATGCCTTCACCATGGTTTCGGCTTGCCGGTCCGTCACTTTTCGGCCTTGAAAAGTTGGTCCTGACTGTTGGTGAATAGGTTTTTCAGCAGATAGGACACGATGGCCGCACCCGCCATCTTAGCGATGTTGCCCCACTGGTCTGCTGTCGGCAGTTCGCCGGCTTCGAGGATGGTCTGCACAGAGCCGAGGACGGCCACAAGGGCAGCGACAACCAGACCTTTGACCAGGTCTTTAGCGTTCAAAGAAAGAAAGCTACTCATATTGTATTGGTTTTTATGCGCGGTCTGCTTTGTCCTTCAGGTCAAGGGCAATCTGATGGATAGCATGGATAATTTCATCAAGTTTAGCGTTCATGGCTTTGTCGGTCTGTTCAAGGCTTTTGACCCTCACATCCAATTCTTTCAACTTAGTTTCCATTCTGACATAGATGCTAATCAGTCCACCGACCATTCCTCCGCCG